TGGATGAAATTCCACATATTTAAACCTACCCTTGAATCCAAGCTGGCCGCCGAGACGCCGTTCACCTGCCACTCTTGCGTGACACTGGTTGGATTTGCCGCAGTATTGATAACTAGCCCCTTGGTCCCTGCCTCTGGGGAGAGGATTGTCAAGCCGCCGCTGATAGTTCGCCCGTCGGCAAGCAGAGTCGCCCCCAGCGTCGGCGTGCCACCAAGGCTATAAGTGCCAACCACAGTTCCGCCTAGTGTAGGTGATGTGCCAAAGACCAACGCACCAGTACCAGTTTCATCCGTAACCGCTGCAAGCAAGTTGGCCGATGATGGCGTTCCAAGAAATGTAGCAACTCCTGTTCCAAGCCCGCTAACACCGCTTGAGATGGGCAGTCCTGTGGCGTTGGTGAGAACGCCTGATGCCGGAGTGCCCAGAGCGGGGGTCACCAAGGTAGGGCTAGTATTCATCACGAACGTTGAGCCCGTTCCCGTCTGGGCTGCCACAGCGGTTGCATTGCCTACGCTAGTAATGGGGCCAGTGAGGTTCGCGTTGGTGGTGACATTGCCAGCGGTCAAGCCTGCCGCTGTTCCCGTGAGATTCGTCGCTACGCCTGATGCAGGAGTGCCTAAAGCCGGGGTTTGTAATGTTGGTGAAGCAAATGTTCCACCCGTCACCGTCTTGCCAGTGAAAGTGAGGGCAGCAGGGAGGCTAAGGACTACTGCACCTGATCCTGGACTAGCTGTAATCTCATTAGCTGTGCCAGTGAGAGAAGTAACACCACCGGTAGATTTTAAATCTCCTGCCGCTGTAAAAACTTGCCATCCCTTACCAGCTTCATACTCAAGATGCTCAAGAGTTAAAAGCGTATGCTTTCGGATGATTCCTAAAGTTGAGTTGTCATTTTCCTGGATAGTAACAGTAGCGGAAGCAGTGTCTTTATTATAGACGCTGATTGTCTCAATATGGCGCTGCGTAGAAGCAGCAGGGGCGGCAACGATAGTTACAGCAGTCGTGCCATTCGTAACCGTGCGCGTGTTGCCAGGAGTGTACGCGGTAGTCGTGATATCCGTATAATGCGTAGTGACATCAAGTTCATTAGTCGCTACCGCACCATTGAGATCAATCTCGATGCTTTTTGTTGTTGCGTCAAGTATGAGCATCTTCGATTTGCTTTTTCAGTGTCGCTATCAACTTTTCTGCCTGTTGTAATTTTTCTCTCATTATCACCAGTTCGGTCAGTATTCGATAATGAAAGTCCGCTAATTCGTCAACTGAAATCATCGCTTAAGTAACCCCCTTGCAAGTATTTGCGATTGAGTCAATCCAGAGCCGACTATGCTCTCTGTCCCCGCCGCATTGACCGTGTAAAGTGCCTGTGCTTTGGAATAAAGACGTATCCTGCCGGATGACGGCGCGGATTGCGCCCCTGAACGATCTACAAGATCGATATTGCCGTCATATAGCAAATTGCCAACCCATTTTATCCAATCAACATAGTATGGTACGCCAGCCATAAAGACCTACACATAAAGGATACTGACTACTACATCAGACGTTGGCCCGGTTGTCCCCGCTGTTCCAGCCGTAGTTACACAGGCTATTGTTAAGGCTGTCCCAAATGTCTTTCCAGCAGCAGCGACCGTGAACATCGGTACGGTAATACGCGCAGCAGCAGGAACATAGATAATCTCATCTGGCGCGGTCGTCCCTACGGTAACGCCACCGGAAGCGGCATTCCATATTTTCAGATAGGAAGCGGCAGCAGCGTTTGCTGAGTTATCTATGTAGATAGAATAGACAACAGCCGAAGATGCCTTGACAGCATCCTTTACTTCCGCAATGTCGGTATTGGTATAAAGGATTAGCCCTGACGGGCCAGCCAATGTTACTTGAGTGATAGCCATGTTTTTTCTCCTATGCCGCCATGATAGACGGTCTTACGTCAGCGTCAGCCATTACTTTCAAAAAGATCGAATGAAGTTCTCCTACGTTTGTATTTCCATCATGGAAGAACCGGACTCGGACATTGAAGGCAGATCCTAAGATGGGCTGTGGAACACGGTATTGAATCTCTACATCCTCTTTTGTTGAGTTCTCCCCTTTCAGATCATAGATTCTTTCGTAAAGCCAACTATCGCTATAATTCGCCGCTACGCTTATCCCGACCCTAACCGTTGGCCTACGTCTGAATACACAAGTTGCCCCGACAAAATAGCCTTGGCCGACGTTTTGCCAATCGGTATCGTAGTAACGACTTATTGCCGTGCCGTCATCATTTGAGTTAGCTGCGTCTAATTGATAAACACGATCATCTGATGCGGAGGCAATGAGCAAATTAGATGTGATATTGCTAAGACGGAACTCCATAATGTCGGTGAACTGATGCCCGGCATAGGTCCGATGGGAGAACTCTCCTGTGCGAAAGTTATAGGTAATTCGGCCCCGGTTAGCGGTATCCGAAGAACTTGTCGGGTAAATCAGGTGGTATAAGTCGCTATCGGGGAAAGCCATTCCGCAAGCCCATTTTGCCTGTGCAATGTCCATAGTGGATTGCAGTTTCCGTTGGACACGCGGAGGGAGCGGCTTTACCACCTGACCGTCACAAATGTAAAGCTGTAAGTCCGTAGCAAGCAATATCACTCCGGCGTTGCCTACGGTCGCCATGCTACGCGGAGCCAATACCCCCTGGTCAAAGGCCATCCGTTCTTGAAAGAATCGCGTAGGATGACCCACCCATCGAAGCTGAATCAAGGCGTCGGACTTGCCGACTACTACAACACGCCCCACAACCTTAGCGGAATTTACCTCTCCGGCAGTCTCGTTAAAAGTCAGTTCGTTTCCTTCGCAAAGGGACCAGTCGTTATCGTAATCATTGGAATACCTGGCTTGACGAGGATTGAAAGTAGTCCCATCTGTGGAGAAGTTAAACAGGATGAGATAGTCAAGGTAGCTCACTAGCGCCTTACAGAAAGGCGGAGTGCCGGTTAAAACCGTGGTATTGCCGCTGTTGGTGTATTTCCGTGGCCTATCTTGTCCGTCATTGGTAAAAACTAATACCCCCTTGTGCATATCGCTTTGTGGCGGCAGGTCGGTAGATGCCCCCGTCAAGGCCGTCCCTGTTACGTCATCCCAAACGTCTGTACCCGTATTGAGTTTATGCACCTCGGTAGGCGTAACTCGTAGGACGCTGGTAGTCAGATCCGACCCCTGATACTGCATGAGGCCCAGGATAGGGGTAGTACCAGATTGCGCCGTAATACTTCGATATTTAACGGTCCCCTTTACCCCGAATACCCGGTTATTACGCACTTCCACGTTGTCTAGGCTACGGGTGCGCCCAGGGCTAGTCCCTGGCACTAGACTGTCATCCAAGCCCTCAAAGCCCACTATCGGTATGATTCGCTCCCGAAGCATTAAAGATACGCCGCCGCCCTGACTTTTATTTTCTTAAATTTTTGAAACTTCTCTCCCGAAGTCCCCATTTCCGCCGTTGCGGTAATAAGATAATTCGCTCCGTCCGTTCCCGCTGTGATCTTACCCCTGACCTTTGTAGTGGCTGTAATGAGATAGCCCAGGACTAGGCTATTGCTCACATCGGCCCCATTTGTATCCGTAGCTATTACTTTGGTTGCTGAACTCGAACCGACTGCCTTAATGCTATCGCTAGACGGGATTTCATCCACAAAGTCAAAGTCCACATTTACGACTTCGCTTGGCGTTTTTATTATTACCGGCTCAGGAAAGAGATTGTCGTTTATGCGAACCATTCTTTAAATTCCCCTCAATTTCAAAATGCCTTCCATCAATAGAACATCGCCTTATTGTAAGGATTCGTCTGAATCGGTTTCGTGCTTGGGAAAATTTCCGCTCTCGCCTCTAAATATTCCTTTTTTAGCCATGTGCGTTCTTCCAGGTCTATTCCGTACTCAGGGCTTAGATCATGTGCCAGCCGAAGGACTAAGTAATTGCCCCATCCAGCAGGCATATCGGGATTATCAGTCGGTAAGTCAAAGTCGTAGAGAGGCCGCTTGTAGGAATACCGGAGCAGTTCCCCGTTAGTATAGTCCGTTGCTGTTATCCAGGCTGACCCCGATGATCCCTGTTGGCTCCAATAGAGTTTCCAACTAGCCCCGGTAACAGGTTCATTTCCAGAGGCGGAAGTGTGAGCCATAGTGCATTTGTAGTTCTTGCCGTCTGACCCTATGACTTCTGAGGTCGTAGCAACTGACCCAGGGACCGGCCAAGGATAAAACGACTGAGAGGCTAAGGCGATATCCTGCTTGAAATAGACCTTTTCGACATCTCCCGTTTCGTTCTTGTCGCCTAGCGTCTCGTATCCTTCCCTGGAAATAATGTCCACGGGTGTATCATCGCCGGAACTGTCCCGATAGATGACGCTTACCAGGTCAAGAATGTTGTCTTTGAGACTATCGTTCGTTGTGTAGATGTATTGTCCCACTGCAAGGAAAAGACTTTCATCTGAGATAGCCCAAAGGTTCTTATTCAGGCCGACACCCTTTAAGTCCTCCTGGCGCAATATGAGGTTCAGTTGTTGAATAGCCGAATCTAACTGATCTACGGTCGGCCCCGCTGCCGCTGGCGGAATAGCCCTAAGCTTTCGTAGGGCTTTTTCTATCAGCTCGTTTCGCTTTAGGTTGCTATCTGCTGTTGTTCCGGTTGCCATAGCTTTTCTCTTTCAGGATCGTTCCCGAAGTCGTGATCTTCGCCCCAAGCGTTAAAATTATTGAAATCTCCATCCCCTCGATGCAGAATCTTCACCCTGCGGGTGACGTAAGCCTTTACCCCGAAACTCCGGCATTGGCGGGCAAAGTTCCAATCCTCCGACTCAACCCGCGTTTCCCATCCCTTGCCGTTCTTAATTATCTGGTCATTGACCGTAAACCGGACCTTTTCAACCCACGGCTTTGAGAGATCAACTAGCATCATGCCTGTATTGAAAAGCAAGTCTGGCTCCGTCCAAGTAACAGGCTTTTGCAAGATTTCTTTAACCGTGTATCGTATAGGCTTCCATCTGTCCGTATCTCTGGCCGTCGAAGTAAGCCCTCTATTATCTTTGATTGGAATAATAGCGGAAATCAGATCGGCTTGATTCTTTGTCATTTCCTCGTACAGTTGTTCAAACCAATCCTCTTCTACCGGCCTCACGTCGGCATGGACTAGCAGAAAATGGGTGAAAACGTCCCGATGGTTAAGCGCCTGTATCCAGCATTCATTGAAGCCTAGCGCAAGTAAGGATGACTTGATTTCATAGAACCCCATCTGGTAAGGTCCCCGCGCCAACTCAAAGATAGCCCGTCCATTTGCCCTCCAGCCATTGTAACTAGGAAATGTTGCTAATAGACGCATTACTCTTTCTCCTTGATCCGGCTGCCCAATGCAAGTCGGTAAGGCGCATACTACCTCATCTGCTTGACATAAATTTTCAATGTGCCGGCGGCTAAGGTCGGCACGGTCAGGCCATTAATAGTAATAGGCGGGTCAAAGCTGTCGTGGATATGCTGCGTTACGGCGTCTGTGGCCGCTTCCCATTTCAAGGTGCCGTCTATATCCTGAACTACCGCCGCTCCCGATGCACTCGCGGAAGTCCAGATAATATCGTAAATCTGAAAAACCCTACCGCCCGCTATTGCAGAGACGGCGGTTGCGGTGTCGATCTTCCAGGGGTTTCCATAGCTATTTGC